GCAGTTGGTAGCGCACTACGTTCGGGACGTAGGGGTCGGGCGTTCGAGTCGCCTAATCCCGACAGAACAAAAGCAAAGGGGTTGATAAACAATCCCTTACGCTTTGTCGGAGGTAAAGAAGTCGGCGAAAAGTCGGCGAAGTTTTACTCATATTACAAAATATTGTTCAATAGGGCATTTCACTCAAAATTTAGAAATGCCAAAAAAAAATTTTTCTTCAAAAAGTAGACAAGAGGTTATGAATGAGATTATCGGATGGAAGACGCCGAGATTTCATCAGGCCTCTGAATGCTACGTTTCCCTTTCTGCTTTCGACCCGGAGAGAGGTAAGTTTCATACAAAGAAGTTTATGCTCGGGCATATTAAAGGGAAACGTAACCAGCGTCAGTATGGGGAGGCTCTTGTTAAGAGATTAACAGAGAAATTAGTGCAAGGTTGGAATCCGTGGGTAGAGATGGTGCAGCCTCTTGAATATTCTTCTTTCGATGATGTGTGCAGAAAGTATGAGGATTATTTATTCAAGTTACTCAAGGAAAATAATATGCGCGAGGAATCGGTAGCTTCCTACATCAGCAGATTAAAAATACTGCAGAAGTGGAAGATCAAGATGAAAGTCAATCTCTTTTATACCTATCAATTCGACAGCAGACTTGTTGGTCAATTTTTAGACTATGTGTTTGTTGATAGGAATAATACGATTCGCACGCGCAATAATTACTTATCCTGGTTAAAGACCTTTTGTAAATATCTTCTTGAGCGCGGATATATTTCACAAGACCCAACGGCAAGTTATTCTAATGTTCACCGACGTGGAGAACTCAAAAACCGCGATGTAATACCTGACGATGTTCTATCAGACATCAGAACATGGCTCATTGAACACAATAAGCATTATCTTCTGGCTTGTTACATTCTACATTATTTATTTGTGCGGCCACGCGAGATGAGTTTTCTCAAAGTAGCTGATTTTAATGTAGCAAAGAAAACGCTTTTTCTGCATGGCGCGAATACGAAGAATCATAATGATGCGCAACTGACAGTCCCTGATCATGTCATTAAATTGATGATAGAGTTGCGGATTTTTGAAAGTCCTGGACAGTATTACCTCTTTAGTAAGGATTTCAAACCTGGCATAGAACGCAAATCAGAAAAGTCTTTTAGGGATTATTGGCATCATTATATACGGAAGAACTTAAAATTAACAGATCGATATAAGTTCTACAGTTTGAAAGATACCGGTATAACCAATATGCTGCGTGCCAATACGGATATACTTAGTGTGAGAGACCAGGCACGACATTCGTCGATATTGATAACAGATATATACACTCCTAAGGATATTCAGCAGGCAAATCAACTGCTATTAAATTACAAGGGAGTGCTTTAATTCTATTAGAAGCAGGGTTGTAGGATGGATATTTCCCGTCCTACAGTCCATCTTTCCTACAATTATGAATATACAGAACATCCTTCGAGAACTTAGTAATGAACTAAAAGGTCATAATGCGTTAATACAGATACAGGTAGATGGTCAATATGTTATAAAGCATATTGGTGACATCAACAAATTGGTTGACAACCCTACAATGATAGTATATAAGGAGGATAGTTCTTTTTTCGATTGGATGAAAGGAGAAATTGACAAGGAAACGTATACCGCAGGTACGATAGCAAATCATAAGGCTGCGCTGGCGGTGCTAAGACGATTTAAGAAAGATATAACCTTTACTCAGATTGATTACAAGTGCATTTGTGACTTTGAGAACTTCTTAAAAACTGCTGGATATGCGATAAACACCATTGCAAAGTTTATGAAGATATTTCGACGATTTGTAAATCTTGCCATCGATGAGGAACTAATGACGGCCTACCCTTTTAGGAAGTATCACATTAAGACGGAGAATGTACAGAAGCTGTCATTGACAGAGAGAGAACTGAGGCGGATTGAGAAAAAGGAGGAAAAGGAAGAATTGACCAACGAGGAGAGGAAGGTGATACAAGCTTTTCTGTTCAGTATCTATTCTGGTCTTCGCTTCTCTGACATCGTACAAGTAACCAAGCAGCACATTAAGAGCATATATAGGAACAAGTGGGTCGTGATGAGAATGCAGAAGACAGACCGCGAGGTGAGGATACCTATATCTAAGATGTTTGGAGGCAAGGCTGCTACAATGGTACAAGAGAACAAGACAACTACAGGTAAACTTTTTCAACTGCCTTGTAACGCTCGCTGCAATATAGTACTGAAGCGTGTACTTAAGAGATTCAATATACACAAACATATAACCTTTCATTGTGCCAGGCATACGTGCGCTACGGTGCTACTGGGTAAGGGTGTGAGTCTTCCGATTATACAACATATATTAGGACATCAGAGCATAAAGACAACGCAGGTATATTCTGCGGTCAAAGATAGTACCATTAATAAGGAGATACGAAGAGCGTTTAGGTAAAGGTTCCATCGGGACTAAGTTTTATGACAATCCAAAGATTGAGTCTTTTGATGAGCTGGTTCGGTTTAAGGCTTCTCAACTACAGTCTGGTATGTTCCAAGGATGTAAGAAGCTGAAATATATTTCAGTTCCACCGATACCTTTTGGAATATTCAATGACAACGTAATCTCTTACGAGCGTGTTCGATTATGTGGTGAGTGGAAGCATATACCAGATTATTTCTTTTGGGGCTGGGAGAAAAGAAATTTGAAAGCGATTATAATAGAAAGTGGTATTCCTCCGAAAATCACCAATACCAGTGGTTTCTTCTACGGTAATCACACAATCAATTTTGCGAAAATTTACGTACCAAATAACAGCGTTGAGAAATACAGAGAGGCTGCTGTTTGGAAGGATTATAAAGAGTTCATTTACCCTCTAAGTGAGTATCATGGATGATACTCACTTAGAGGGCGAATTAATTTTGCTAACCAAAAGCTACTATACTCTTGCTTATATTGTGTGATACTTGAATCTGGAACATATATATACTTTAAATTCTCATTTAGACCATGGATAGAGGAATTTCCAATTTTAGGAGGAGTTTCTGGTAAAAGAATAACCGTTGTAAGTTTATGGTTTCTTATTATAGATTCTCCCAAGATTTCTCTTACATTAATTGGTATTGTAATTTCTTTTAATCCCGTATTAAAAAATGATTGATAAGATAATATAACAAGAGAATTAGGAAGCTCTATCGTTTCTAAATTTGTGCAATTTGAAAAGGAAACGTACCTTGGAGTGGCTTCCCCTAACACTTTAATTCCTGTAAATAATTTGAAACCTCTAAAACTTGTTATCTGTTTATTGTATGCAAACACAGTCCCGATGGGATTAAAACACTATTCAAACAATATTTGAATGATATTCGCTAATTGGCAAAATTTCTTTAACATTGGGTATTTTGGCAGCTTTATAAGCTTCAACGCTATCATCTGGCACATAGATAACCTTACATGCCTCATAGGTTTCTCCTACCCAGCGACCATTGAAAATTGGTGGTATAGGAGTATTGGGGAGAAGTAATGAGAAATATTCACCCCGATATCTTTTATCATCTGCGATACTCCAATAGCCAATTTCTTTCATTTCCCCAAGGAACCGGATAATAATGTTTCTATGTACCTGTGTGGTAGATCTAAAAACGATTTGCCACCCTAATCCTACTTGCATAATATGATGTGGTATCGTAACCTCTCCGATGATATCGTCAAAAAACACGATATCATTTGTCACCCCATGTCGTGGATTCCAACTCCTAAAGTACCGCAACTCGTTAAATTTCTTACCCGATGGAATATGCATAGTCCCGATGGGATTAAAACAGCATTCGACCACTGGTTTAATCCCATCGGGACTAAATGGGAGATTTTATATCCTTATGGGGGAAAACAGAAACTAAATTTTCGAGAAACTTCATATTTCTTAAATGCAGATATTTCAATTTGGGGCTCTGCCATAGGTATAATTTCTGTTCCAGCTTACAAAAGCCCGCATGAATTTCGTCTACCATTCTCTGTTGTAGAGGAAATCTTGATTGAGGAAGGTTTAACAGATTGGCCTACAGGATTATTCTATACTATGTATGGAGTTAAGAAACCTGTTATTTTCCCAGAAACTCTAAAAACTATTCACGGATATATAGCTAACCAAGGAAATGGATATATCAATATCATTATCAAAGCAATAATACCACCGGTATTTGTCGGTATTTCAACTAAACAAAGTCCCTTATATTATAATTCAACAACAGAGGTCTATGTCCCAGATGAGTCTTTGAAGCTATATAAAGTTGCAGAAAACTGGAAATTAATGGTAAAGCATATCCATCCTATGAGTGAATATCAAGGTTGATACTCACTCATAGGATGGATGTATTCTGCTATATCTGAAAAAGAATCACTTTTTCTATAGTTTTCAACAGACTCATCTGGAACAAATATTCTCGACTCTTTTCTGGCATACCAACCATATGAAGCTCTCCTCTCTGCAATAGGTGGATTTACACTTTTGATTATCAAGTTCTTAAAAGTAAGTCCCCAAAGCAATGAATTCTGTTTTTCAATAACTTCGATAATTATATTATCTATTGTTGAAGTATAAAAACATGTGTCATACGTAGATAGAGTAGGAGGTAATACTAATTTATAAAGGTGATCTATCCAACGGAAGGCATTACAATCAACAGATGTAAGATTTGTAAACATAGATAAGTCCAAAATACCATTTTCCCGGTCTAAACCTTTAAATATATAAGTCCCGATGGAACTAACGGCTGCAGCTTCCTCCATAGAGAGCTCTCCATCACCGTCTTTATCCCAATTTTCAACGCAGATGCGCTTCACCTCTGGATCCTCGAAGCGAATCCACCATTTAGCAATGTTCAGCTTAAGCTTTGGATAGTGCGTCATAAGCGCATCGTAGGTGTCACGATATGCACCTGTGGATAGGTTGATTGTACCGTCAAGCACTGGATATGGGTCGTTGCCGTACTGACCTTCTGCATCGATGCCCTGATATGTGCCATCAACCAGCTGGGAGAGTTTATCGAAGGCTCGTCCATCGGTGAAGGTCTCATTGAAGCCGACACAGCGCACGTAGCGGAGGGCATGAGATGTTTGCCCTACTTGCGCATCCATAATATCGATGAGTTTCTTGACAGGCTGGAGGTTATCACAACCGCTAACAAAGTAACTCATCACGTTCGGAGCGCACGCTTCGGTGTTGCAGTGCTCATTTGTGAGCTTATCGAGGTTCTTCAGCTCGACGTATGACGTGGTAGCAGGATAGTCCACCTCTTCGAGTGTCCCACCATCCGCAAAGTGTGCTTCGGTAAGTGATGATCCACCAGCGAGGAACTTGCGCAGACGATAGTTTCCTCGCATATCAAGCGCACCACCAAGGGTCGAGATGTTCTGTACATCAATCTCCTCTAAGGATGAGGTATTACCAAGCGTAAGAGAAGAGATAAGTATCTTCACGTTCTGCTCATTCTCGTCTCCAAGTTTCAATCGCTTGAGTCGCTTACCAATGATAGATAAAGCACCATTAATGACATACGAAGACCAATCGCCTATATCGAGCAGATAGTCTGCTGACTTGACAGAGAGCTGCTGGTCGGAAGTGCCGTTGACGTCTACTACTATCTCACAAGCCTTACCAGCGTCAGTGCGTGCACCGCGCATAACTGTTGTACCATATGCAATAGTTGGATACAGCTTCATGGCTGGCGTCAGGTGCAGAACTATCGAGTTAGTAGTTGCGTCAGCCTGTGCTGATGTACGTACGGTGATAGCCCCTTCAGCCGTCTTTGCATCATAGTCGCCGAAGCTGTATTTGCTCTGCAGATATTGAATGCGCTTCTTCACCCACGCTACTTCTGGCGACTGCCCATCGCCGAGCGACTGCCCGAGTGGGTCGGTATCGTTGGTGTATTTACCCTGAAGCATAGCAAGCTTCATCTGTTCGTAGAGCTTGCCATCCTCGTTATAGAGCATGGATGAGAAGTTATCTATCACAGAGAAATAGTACTTAGCGAAGAATGCAAAGAGTTTCTGCTGATGCGTACCTTTCTGTAACCCTCCAAGTTCCTCCATCTTAGACATCATTCGTCTCATCATTTGCGCACTCTCCTCTGGGTATGCTTGCTCCATCAAGTTCCACAACACAGACTTCTCACCATTCCATACGGGTGTTCCGTCTTCGTAGGTATCGTGATACTCCACCCAGTAGGGCTTTTTCATAAGTCCTTGGTTAATCACTGTGAAGATTGTGTCGACGTCATCTTGACGCCATTTCCATTTACTCTGTGCCATATTTATTTGTTAAAGCTATAAGGGTAAGTATTCTTTGCGCAGTTGTCGGTAGCTGCTACTGCCTCAATAAAGAGTTGATGATAGAGTGTATCACTAATATCCCATTGTTCCGATTGTTCAGCCCGTAGCTTCTGTATTCGTGCTGCCTTGAAGAGGTCGTTAAGGCGATTAGCGTCCGTAGTAGCGTTGAATATATCAAACGTTAGTCCGTACTTATCTCCGACTAACTGCTGACGGAGGTTAACAACTGATATACCGCTATCAAGTGTCGAGGGGCAGAACCGCTTATACAAGCTATCGTAATAGTATAGGTTATACCGGTTTGGGTCACCTTGCTTCGCTATCCAATACTCTATGTGAGTTGAGTGCGGATCAGCGTTCAACTCGTCAAGCGTTCCGTTGAATGGTGCGATAAACGTATTACACTGATAGATTATGTTGTAGGCAGGGATATACTGCTCTATGAGTTCCTCTGCTCGTTGCCGTGCTTCGTCAATAGTTGTTGCCTTATCGTCTGCAGGGAGGTCGGCAAAGTCGAGGTCCCAGCAATTCTCCCACGACAGTTCACTGACTTGATACTGATAGGCTTCTTCCTCCGTGTTGTAACGAATGCGGCGTTTGTCCCAAGGCACCTGGAAGAGCGTCAGGCGTGGCGAGTTGTCTGAACCTTCGATAGACAGCAGGTTGGGGAATAGGTCCTTATCGTAGCCGAAAGTAGCTGCATCGCCCTTATCGGGTCCGAGAGTGAACAGTCCACAGAACTTGTATGACACGGTCCCATCGTCTGCCGTCTGCTTCTCGAAGCCTACGAACGTCTCCTGATAGATAGATACTCTGGCTTCGCTGCTCTGCTCTATGCCCTCATTGGTTAGTCCGCATGCCTTCCACAGATCAGTAAATGAATTGACACCACCTAACTTGTGGTACTGCATGGAAGAAGCGATGTTCTTCTTTGCCGTCAGCTTCGATATCTTCGGTAGATTCTTGAATAGCTCAAACTTCTTCTGTGCCGTCTGTCCGTCTTCATACACGATGGTCGTGTCTTTAGCAACCTTTGCCTTCCAGTTCCAAAGGTAATAGAGCATAGACGAAGTACCTTGCCCCTGCAGCTGAAGGTTAGTAATTGTCAATCTGTTAAGGTTGGTATTGCCGTCCTTAGGATATATCTCGAGTGTACCTTTTGGACGATATGACTTTCCGTACTCATACGCTGGCATAGGCTTATCGAAGGTGAATACGTTCACTTTGCCACGCACTTTGTCGAAGTCTACTGTAGTACCGAGCGTGTCGTATATGTCATTGTCCAGCTTTTCGGCACTCTTCTCGCCAACCGTTGCGAGCGCATTGATGTAGTCCTGATGCACGTTAGCAGCGTCCATCGCACTGTCGTAAATACGCACTGAATAGAGATCAACGTCAGCTTTATCCGAGCCTACAACAATCTGACCTCCGTCTGCCGTCTGCATACTATCCGTAAGCAGATAAGCGAACTTACGTGCCTCGATGCCGTCAATGTAGAGATATACGAGGTTAAGGTAGTAGGTATTGCCGTTGAGCACGTAAGTGTACTTCTTCGGCGAGATAACCAGTGCCAGACGAATGCGTACACCATCGTCCATCTGCATTGCCTGTACGTCAGCGTTATGCTCGCTGCGTGTGGCGAACATAATTGCTGCTGCTTTCACCTTTAGCCCGATATACTGCTTATGGTAAGGTACGGCAATCGATATGCATTCCGCGTCATAGTCGGACGTGTTGTTTACCTGATAGTCAATCTCGATAGTCTTTCCTGATTGCGCTGCTTCCTTGCTGAAGGGCTTGTAATCGATAGTGAGACGTGAGCCAGCAGTAAGGCGCAGCGTGCGTGCACCAGCTTCGTCAGTTACCCACCCATCGCGTGAGAAAGATACGCCTTGCCATTCAGCCCTGACCCTTTCAGCCGTTATCAGGTTCTTTATCACGGCATGGTCCGTATCGGTATTATTGCGATTCTTCGCGTTGAAATAGAACACCGCCCCTGCTGTAGCTGAATAGCCTTGAGAGTTATCTACGTGGAACGGGATAGCATCACGCAATCGAACCTCGTCTGAAGGGTGAGTTCTGAACCCGATTAACGCTGTAAAATCGGAGTTGTCGATTGTCTCGACCTCGAGCGAAAGCGTATACTGCATCTTGGTTTGCGTCAGTGTGTTCTCAGATATATTCTCTTGCAACACCTCGTTATCCTTCTTCATCAGGATTGAGAGTGGCGTTGTAACCGCCTTACCGTCATATACAGCGTACTCAAGCACCTTGTTTTCGTACCAGTTCAGCAGTTTCTCTGCCTTATTGTTTACGACTACCATCTTCACCGCTTCGTTATTCGCCACCGCCATGAAGTCGTAGCCAACTGGTGTTGTCTGGACTGTATTGTCCTCGTTCGATAGCCAAGCAGATAGATGGAAGATGCCTGTCTTGTTTGTGAAAGGAACGGTGTAAGCAACAGGAGAAGAAGTATAGGTCGCTGTACCGAATTGACGCTCGTATGTCTGCTCGTATTCTTCCCCTGTAATCTTCACGTGTAGCGTCTTTGAGATATTACCACTGATGTAACACGGTAGCACAATATCACCTTGATAAGCTTTCCACCAGTTGAACTCAGAGATAGAAAGGAAGAGTGCAGACAGTGTGATTGAATAGACCAGCGCCGGAGAGGTCTGCCCCGTTACCTCCCCTGTAATCTTCACCATGATGTTGTTTTGGCCTGATTCAAGGAACTTGAATACGTCTACCGTTGTAACAGTGTTTGACTGGCAGCGACCACGTGCCTTAGAGACGAAAGTCCCGTCGCCAGCTTTAGCAAACACCTCGTAGGTGCCCCATTCGCCTGTATCAGAGTAATCTGTCTGACCGATATCTTTTGTGCGAGAGATAAACATAAACTTCACTGTGCATTCTCCTGCCGACTTCGATGCTGAAAGTGTAGTCGAAGGCGACTGATTGGCAGCACGCAGATAATAGAGAATCTCCGTCTGTCCACCACCTCCACCCTGTCCGATACCAAGCTCGGCAAGTCTCATCGGGAGCCATTGTGCTCCGCCCCACACAAGAACGCAGGTTTCAGAGGTAAGATTGTCAGCTGTAGTGTTGACATTTGCAAGTTGGCCAAGAGTTGGTGGATTCTTCCTTACCGCTGCTTTCAAGCGCTCCTCTTCCGTATTGAATGCATCAACGAGGTCATTGATCTTGTCCGGAATTTTGTTAAACTCGTCGGCGGTGAGTTTCTTGCCAGTTGTTTTATTTTCTATGTAGAGTTTATCCATATAGCTACAAGTTAAATGGGAAAGTATATGTGAAGCGTTCGTTACTGCTAATCTCAATACCATGTGCAAGCGTAAGTGCATGACAGACGATGTCGTGTAAATATTTTCCACGTGCCATGCCTGTTTGTGTACGTGTTGTATCTTCAACGACCTTCACTTTTGCCTGTCGATAGTGTTTATTACTATCAAGCTGGCTGGCCCTTATTTTCAGTTTAATGTGTTGCAGCATCGGCATTGATGATTTCATCAAGAATAGGGTTCAGGGCAAGTTGAACGATAGCCGTGAAGTTTTTCTTTAGCACCTCTTTTACAGCGATTGCTGTCTCTGCATCGAGCGTAGCGCGTCCTACCTTATATATATCTAAGGCTGTACTGACGGCTGCGATGCTGTTTGTACTATAATACAACACATTTGCCATTTCCTTGGCGATATCGACCTTTTGGGTTGTGCCGTCAATATTTTTAATTTCAAGTTCTTTAAAATTAATTTCCATATTTTATTTTTAAAAGTTAGACAATAGTATACAATAGTAACCTGTAGAAGGAGTGAAGCATAGTGCAAACCGCTTGACATCACAACTACTCATGAGAATTTGAGAATTAGACGCTTCTTCATTTTCACGATAATATTTGTATAATTTTTCACCACCTATTCCTACATGTATTTTATTCTCCCTAATCGTGCCGACTCCATAGATACGTCCTCCTTCAGCAGACGTTGTCGGTGTTGCTGCTTTGCAAGTCGAGGAGAAGGATATCTGATCAGAATCTCTGTCAATTATGATAGTGAAAGGCACGCAAAACGATTCTGTATTGTCAGTTATTCCCAGCTGTTTGCGAACATCCGAGAGCGTAGGATAGAAGAATTGAATTCTTTTGCCTGTCGAGTTTTTTAATAAGAACGTGGTTGCAAAGCTAAAGTCGATGACATTTGTATCTCCTTTTTTAGTGTATTCCATAAAATATCCATGCTCAATGACTCCTCCCTTGACACGCAGTGCACCCTTCAGTTCGAGTGCAACGTTGCGATTGATAACGTTATCAGAGATAATTTTAGCTGCGGGGCGGTAGAGGTCGGTACCACTATTCATTTTTCTATAGATGTACATTGCAGAAGCACAATAGGCATCTTGATTTCCTTTTGATGTTGGATCAGATCCTCGCCCAAAGCCAACTTTGAGATGCGCTATATCACCAGCTGCGAAATAGCCCACTTGTTGTTCAAGTAAGAAAGATGAAGAATTAAGGTATACAAAATTCTCTTTTTCATCGGTCCACCATTTGTTATAGTCACCCGTATAAAGGCCATCATTTCCAATTGAGAAAGGGCCAATATTACCTTTGCGTGCAGTTACTGTTCCAGATATGTTCGCGTTTGTGGCCGTAAAACCGTCCATTGAGACGTTCCCGTTTGCATCGACGACGAATTTATCGTTGATGATAGTCTTTCCCAAAAAATTAATTTGGTCAGCATCAAAGAGCAGCTTGCTTCCGTTTTCACTTGCTGTCAATTTGATACCTGCAGATTTTTTTTTCGCTCCAGAAGCATCATACCAGTCAGAGAAAAGGGACAACGAACCGTCTTCACCTGCTACTGAACGCATGAATCCTACATTTTTAAATCCTCGCAGATTCCCTTCATCATCCCACACTGCGCTGTGTACCAGGTCTGAGGTTCCTGTCAGTGATGACACTACGGCATTGAATCTTCCCTGCATTGTCAGCAGCGATGTTCCTTTTCCTGATGCGATTGCATTGAGCAGGGTGTTCAGCGTGTTCTCATTACCTGCGATAGCCCGTACCGTTTTTCCAGCCAGTTGCTTGATTGCAGAAATAGGTTTTGTGGTGTATTGCTGCACAGGCTTCCAGTGTGTAATGCTGAAAGGCTCTCCATTTTTCTTTGCTACAATCGCCCGCAAGGCATCATTGCTGTACTCTACGTTTTCGTCTTTGTAGGTAGCATTCACCCAGAGGTCGCCCTCATCGTATTCTTGTTGCAGTGTAGGCTGTGCCACAAAGACGCGCCGTTTACCATCTGCAGTATCTTGCGCGCGATTTGCTGCTTCGAGCGATGTGAGCACGTCTGCATCCGTAATTTCTTGCCAGCGATAGCCTGTATCCGTTTTTTCGAATGAATAGGCCCGGCCGCCACCATTTTTTGCATAGCTACGGTTATAATATATATCGTGCAGATGTTCCTCTCGTGTGAACTCGTCGTTCCAGGAGGATGCCGGCTCAGTATTCAATGTTGGCACTCCCTCACCAAACCAGATTACCATTTGCTTGTCGCTTTGCTGTTCGACGGCGTTGATTTGAGATTTCAGCGATGCAAGATATTCTTCTATGCTTAGCTCGTGGCCGTGCTCATCGGTTACCATCCACCATGAGCCTTCCGTTGGACTCATCTGTATCTTAGGCTTCGGCAGCGAGAAAGAGTTTATGCCGACATACATTCTGTAATACGGACTACCACTTCCTGCTGCTGCCTGAATGATAGCATGCTGACGTGCAGGGTTCGTCTTGTTGCCCAGTGTCGACACCTCATCGCCTATGCGTGGTCCGTCGCTTCCACTTGCGTAATCGTCAGCGTTCGTGTTATCGCAGATGTCTACATAGTCAGTACCAAGACCGAAGATACGCCGGTGATAGTAGTGATTAGCCATTGCACCCTGTGCACTAACGAGGTTGAACGTTTCACAGTAAGCGTAATCGTCCATTCCCATCGTATTGCTGACCATACGCCCCTCACCGTCTTGGCGAGTGAAGTAACACCTCCAGCCACCATTTATTTTCTCAACCTTTGAGATCGTGAAGCTACCAGGCGAATTGATGACCTTGCCGTTGATGTGCGTTGACTTCATCAGCTGCAACTCTTCTGCCGTCAGCTGCTTGCGGACATGGAAGTAATCGCCTTCGAAGTGCCAGTTACCTTGTGTATCAGGATAGATTGCTGCACCACTTGCCTCTTTCACATAGTTACCAAACAGGACCGAGGTCATGAATGATATTACAGCCCTGACTACAGAGTCTTTATCTGTCCTGACTATCTTCTGCCAGTCTGGGCTGTCTTTGTGCAGTGTTTTTGCCACTTCTGCAATGTCGGCCAGGGCTGCATTTATCTTCTGAGCATCCAAGGTCAGATAATTTCCGGTCCTGTCGAGCGCTTTTAATACCGACATATTGTCGTGCTGATGACCAAAGGAACCATCACCTTTATAAGCAGACGTTATTTCGCGTGATATCCATGCAAGAATGGCATCTGCTGTCGTAATGTTCCATTTGTCAGCATAAGGACTTTGTACAGGGAAGAGTGCCCCACCACTCAGCGGTAGCCTTTCCAGCTCAACCAAGCGTGGGGCGATGGTAAAAGAGCCTATATCGGGTATTTTGATATCAAGTTTATGGGGTTCAGCCTGTTCTGTTCTTTTGAGATTGAGATAAGGGCGTGCATCGGCATACTTATAAGTAAAGGTATAAGACGAAGGAAGTTCTTTTTCCTGCCAGCTGACCTCGCTTTCCGTGACTACGATGCGTCGGACATGATTTCCGATATAGAGATACTTTCCGAGTGAAGGGAAGAAGTCAAGCAGCCACTTGCGTTCCTGATCAGAAAGAAATCCTGTGTTCTTTTTGAACTCACGCGCTGTATCGACTCGATATTCTTCTGCATCGTTTTCTATCTCTACGATGTTGTGGGTGTGTTTCGCCGTATTCTCCGCATTACCATATGCACGGAATGTATCAATGCCTCCTAATGAGTTCTCGAACAACACCCATTGTTCCTGTTCGCTACGTATATCGGTCGCATAGTAGCGCTGGATATAGGTGAGGCGTGTGCCCGAAGTGTCTTCTACCCACACATCATAATAAGAAGGCAATTTGTTGAGTTTCCCGGCAATGATTCCATATTGTACAGGTATAGTCCAGCAGGACGCGCCGGAGAGATTTGCCAATGTGAGGTCGTAGGGTTTGTATACGTTGTTTTCGTCAACGTAGGCACGGCATTTTACGATGCAGTCTTCTACAGCATAGTAAGTGAGGAATTCGGGCGTGTAATAGGTGACAGGCTTCATGGTGGGCTGCCAGGTGAGGAAGTTCGCCTTCAGCCAGTTTGTCGCTGTATCGGCAAAGCTATCTATTCCTGCCCGCAGGACCGTGAAAGTCCACGATTCAATATTGTTGGATTTGTCTTCCGCAATCTCTACTGTGAATTTACGTGCGATGTTTTTCTGTCTATAGGGGGTGGTGGAGTCTTGCAGTTGAAAGGAAAGCAAAGGAGTAATGATGTTTTCCATATCAACCTCTATGCGTTTAGCCTTGTTTGGGGTATATGTGTGCTGTACGATTATCTGATTCGTATCAGCATATCTGAGAACGAATGCAATTTCGTTGTTACTTGAAATGACAAAGTGGTTCATCGCGCCAGTCATGCTTAGCGCATCGGGTTTGAGAAGAATATCCATTTTTTAAAGATTTAATGCGAAGATAGTGCAATATAATAGAATAGAAAAGGACATCATGTCGTTAACCGATATGATGTCATGGCGTTTCGTCATCTTACTTAGGGACACATTCCAACCACACTTCTGTTCGTGTGTATTTCCATTTAGAATGTCTCCAGAAGGAAGCATGACGGGTTTTCTGCGAAGTATACGAGATTTGCTTGCCATAGGGTTTCCCGAGATATTCTGCTGAGGGGATAGGAGGATAAATCGTCGTGAAGGTTCTGTTTTTATCAAGTCCAGCGTCCTCGTAGTCGCTGCTGCTCACTTCCGTCTGCTTTTCATGGCCCACCCATTTATAGGGTGTATCCATGGCTTTCAGTTGCTGATTGACCATTGGCGCATTGATTACAGGTTGCATGAGTGCTATGGTGTAGAGTTGGGATTCAACCGGCTCATTTTTTCCACCGAGTGTGAACTTTAGTTTGTTGAAAAAGAAGGCCACGCCCCGAATCATTACTTTTGCATAGGCTGGCAGGTTTTGCTTTTGTGACTGCGATAGCAATAGTTTTACTTTCATTTCATGCAGTGAATTGCGCAGGAGAAGGTCGTAATCACGATAGAACTTTTCGAAGATGCCGAAAGGTCCGTTGTAATAGAGTGCATAATCGAAAATTTGTGGATGCTCGGCATTGTGTATATCGTAAGCAGATATCGTTCCTTCAGGTCGTTCTTCAGACAGGTAAGAAAAAGCGAGTATCGTTTTCTGTTTGCTTGCCGATTCAGAAGCTGTTTCCTTGTCTTCTCCTGCAACGACCATTTTTGAATTGAGAGAGATGTATGCTCCGAGATAGAGATGTTTTCCAAAATCATAATTGACTTCATTACCGTCAACCTTTGTTTTATAGGAAAGTTGTCGAAATTCAGGTATGAGTTCTGAGATTTTAATCGTCTGGGCTTCAAGGTCCTCTCCGGTGTTGTAGTCTTGTGAGGCTTCTCCTACTTTTGTGATTACTTCATAGTTCCCAGAGAACCCCTGTTTGTAGAATGCCCCATCGACGGGGTTGAAATAGGCCCCGGGGTTCGCTTTTACCAAATCATCCATGTCGTCATAGGAGTCAGACAAATCGGTGTCGACTTTATCTGCAGCGGAGAGGATCAGTCGTTTGTAGTCTTTTTCAGCTTTATAAGCTAAAATTGGTTCCTGTGTGATGCAATTCGTAAGGTCTTCGGTGGGCTGAGCCGCAAGTGCTTCTCTCAAGAAAATTATATTTGCCGTGCGGTTGCCTTCGTCGGATGTAAATTCACAACAGAACTTTTTACGAAAGACGGCGATAAAATCAGCACAGGTGGTGTCGGGCACAAGGTCGGCCACTTTTATCTTTCCGTTGACGAGCACATCCATGACGTTGTTCATGACGACCATTTTTGAGAAAGGTTCTGTCAGCGTGAAGAAATTCTCTTGCAGGTCATAGCCAAAGTACGCAAAGATTCGTTTCAAGAGGTAGTTTGCGCGTATGAAAGGTGACATATAATAACCCGGCTGAAGCGTGATAGGCACTTCTCCGACATATTCAGTTCGCTGCACGGCATTATAGAAGTCGCAGCCTTCCCCTTTGTCATCAGGGTTGAAAGCGGAGAGTGTCGTGACATTGACGAGCTGATATTCATTGTCTTTCCACATCCATACTTCTTTAGATTCAAGTGCTTTTTCTTTTCCATACGCATTGAGCATCTTATAGTTAAACCCTGTTTCAAGTCCCGAGTCATCAGTGATCAGTGCCGGGAAGATGGTGTAGTGTGGATTGGTGTTATCACGCAGTGTGCGGCAGAACTCTATTGCTTCAGGAACAGTATTGACTCCAGGGATGAATTCGTCTTTGAAAATATCCTTGAGTTTTACTTTCTGTATGCGCGAATAGAAAGAACCATCATTGATATAGAACGCTGTTGCGATGTTTCCCTTATATTGTGCCGAGAGCACCATCTGTCGGCATTGTGCAAAATACTCACCATCCTGAATAGCTACATCGGCAGCCGTCATTTTGACGCGTCGACCGAAGGAGTCGGGAAAACCGAGAATCCGTCGGTTGCGCTCTGAAGCAGGAAGTTCGAGGGGTGTGGTCTGCTCTCCAAAGTCGTTAAAAAACGGATTTGTGCGTTCGACCTGTATTTGTGTGTCGGGTTTGAGATTATAGTCTTCACCCTTTTCAAGATTTGTTATTCGCATGATTTTAAGTATTTCAAATTGACGAGTAGGCTGTTTATTCTGCTTTACTTCCAAATCGACGTGCTTTATCGCGTAGCTGCTGTTTCTGCTCAATCTCATCAATAGCGACAGAAGCGGAGATACCCTCTGAGGCAAGGCGGTCGAGGACGGTTGTGAGTCGTCGGATGAGTTCATCCTTTTGCGGATCTGCAGGAGCTGTGTTGCTCAGGACAGAGGGCGTGTGACTCGTAAGTGTTCCTCCGGAAGCACGACCCGCAGCTTTCTGGAGCAGGAACTTGTTTATGTCAAGGGTGCGAATGGTTCCTGCACGCTGTGCCCGATCGATGATGTCGATAACAGGGGCAATGGTAGGGTTTTCCACGGCAGCATTGGATGCCACCCACTCCTTGCTATGGCCATAGCCTCCTTCGCCAACGATGACCGTCGGTTTATCGATGAAACCTCGTCGGTTAGGTTCGTAAGCAGCATGGAAGCGTTTACCGTCTTGCTCGCGTTCAATGTCGATGCTACCTCCAGACTCAAGCCCTGTAGCGACACGAGCACCCGATGATGTTGAAGAAGAGGCACCTTGCATCGTCATTTTCTTGACCTTGTTGCGTTCGGCCAATGCAGCCGCGAGTTGTGCCGTACCTGTGACGGCCATGAGGGCAGCTGCGGGGATGCCTGCTGGGAACCCGAGCTCGGAGAATGTCTTAGCGATAGCTGCAGCTGTAGAAGCTATAATCTGTGCTGCCTGGATTGCAAAATTCACATCGGCATACTTCTTCTGAATTTTTAGTTTTTCATTTGCTTTTTTCTTTTCGAGTTCTGTGGTGTCTTTGCCTGCATTTTTAGCGGCTTCAATCTCGGCATCATACTTGGCATCGACATTGGCTTCTTCAGCCTGCATGAGTGCCTGCATTGCTCCAGAGGTGAGGTTGGCATAGTAGTCGAAGGCTTCTTTCGCCTTGGCTATCTTGAGGTTCTTGACAGCTTCCTCATACTCTGTTTCGGAGATTTCCTTGTTCTGCAGGTGCATTTTGAGCTGTTCGAGTTCCGCATTATAGAGTTCCTGTTGCGCAGCAAGCCCATATTGCTGACGGATTTGCAATCTATGTTCTTCGGCCTGCTGGTCGAGATTAGCCATTGCCTGGTCGTACTGCTGTTTGTCGATGACACCTTTGTCGAAGGCTTCCTTACGCTTCTTGGCCTGTGCCTCATACTGGTCCTTGAAGGTGTCGAGTCCGAACTCCTGCTTTGCGTGTGTTTTCTCGTCCTCTGCTTTTTTCGCATAGTCGGCGATAATGGAAGCCTTGGCCGCTTCGTAGTCTGCGGTGACTTGCTGCTGTCGCTGTGCATCTCCTTTGGCGAGTTTTAAAGAGGCCTGATAGTAGCCGTCGAGGACGAGAAGCTTGGCATCACATTCCTGTTGTAAGGTTTGTGGTGCAGCCGGCGCAGTGCTCTTCATGCGTGAGAGGGTGTCATAGAACAGTTTTTCGGCATCAAGGTAGGCGTTGTTGACCGTTTGTTGCTGGTCGGTGACAGCTTTAGCTTGCTGCTCTTGGAGTTGTTTTCGCTTTTCGGCATCTTTTATCTGTAACGTCTGTGAGCGCTGTAGATAGGTTTGTTCGATGGTGAGCAGGTTGTTTTGATGCTGAATGTTGAGTGCAGACAGGGAAGCATTGTATTGTTCCTGTGTGAGGCGTTTTTCGGCGAGCGCCTGCCTGAGCACATTGAGGTCTTGGTTGTAAGCCAGTTTTGCGGCGTCGAGGTCGGTCGTGCGATCGTGGTTGAAGGACTTGGCTGCCGCCGTGTCAGGGTCGGCAGTTTTGTTACCCTTTCCTTTTGTGTTCCCTACTGTTTTATATTCCAATTGTGCCTTTCTCTTTTCCAGTTGTGCAATCTGATTATCAACAGCTTTCAACCCTTTGGTGTCGCCGACCTTAATAGTAAGCCTTTTTGCTTTCAGGGCATTTATTTTGTTTTCAATCTGGTCAAGCATAGCTCCAACGGTTCCAAGACTATGGTTAGAGTTGTTAATATTGGCCACTGCATCTTGTTTGAGGTCCTCTCCGAAAACTTCTAATAACGATTTTTTTTGTTTTTCGATATCGGCTAATTCTGTCTTAGCTTTGGATAATTCTATCCCTCTTTGATTTAAAAGATCAGAAGTTGTGTTCCCCACAGATCCCCATGACGTTGTATACGTATATCCAGCGCCTCCTTTTGCTGCTGCATCATATGCCTTTTTAGCCTCAGAAAGCTTTAACTTAGCCTGTGATGCAGCATCACCTAATTGTTCAAACATTTTTTTAGCGCCTTCGATTTCATACTTTCGTACTAATGAAGTAATATAATCATCGAGTGCCTGCTTGTTTTCACGATATTTTCCAGTTGTTTCGTCAAGTTGGCCATTATAGTTGGGTATAATTTTATTTAATTCATTGATGGCTTTACGACGGTCGTCAAGGCTTAGTTTTTCATCGCGTGCAGCAGCTGTTAATAATTCTATCTTAGATTTTTCTGCAGTAGCATTGGATATTGCTTCTTTTTTAACGTCGTTAAACATCTTTTGTGCTTTAGCTGCAGCATCGGTGCGTTTACTGAACATGAGCAATGCACCGACAACGAGGGTGATGCCTCCCAGGACCAGTCCCCACGGACTAAGCTTAAGCACGATGTTGAATGCTTTTTGCAATGCGATAGAAGTGGTCATGGTCTTATTGAGGACAGCGTGGCGCAATACAGACAACTGCAGCATAGCATTCTCGACAGCAGCTGCCGCAGCCTTGAGCTTACTGACTGCTATGGCACGCAGGCTCCACAGATAGGAAAGTTTTTGACCTGCGACATAGGCGGCATAGGTGGCGGTAAGCAGAACAACGGCTTTCGTGAGTAGGACAAGAGTGTCGCGATGCTCGATAAGGTATTTGATAGACTTAATGGCTCCTATTTGTATCTGTCCATAAACATCAGAGAACTCTTCCTTGATGGGCAAAAGCGCCTCTCCAAGTGACCGCTGGGCATTCTCAAGGGCAACAGTGCGCTGTGCAGCTCGGTCGGCAGCGGAGATATATGTTTCGCCCGCCTGTGCAAGATTGTTTTCGACAATTTTTGCCACACCTTTCATAAAGTCACCAGTCTTCGCAGTTTGTTCCTTTATTTCGGCTGCAGAGAGTCCGAGGTTATCGAGGATCATAGGGGACTTACGCCCAAGACCTGTTACAATAGAATCGACCATATAGTCGAGGGATTGTCCCGTTTGTTGTGCCTTAAGCTGGGCAAAGGATAGATACTTACCCAGGTCTTCGAGGGGGATGCGGAAGTCCTTGGCTTTAACGGCAGCTTTCATCAATTCTATGTCTGAAACGGTGCCTTTGGTGGCGGTGCGGAGTTTCTGCAGATAGTCGGTTGTACCTATTTTAGCGAAAGCGTGGGTGATACCGTCGGCAGACTCTGCGAGTTCGATACTTTTGGCAACGGTATCTGAGAGTGTATTAAGAAGTGATTTTCCCCAGCCTACAAATGTTTCAATGCCTTTGACTGCAAGCTGACCCAAGAAAAAATTATTATATTCATCCGAACTGGCCAACTCTTTGAAATTCTTGGCATTCTGTTTTAGTTCGGCCATTCGAGCATTGACGGTCTTAAGACGACTCTCGAGTATCTCATACTGCTTAGGGTTAAGTGACTGGGAAGTATTATCCAGTTCTTTCTGTAAGGACTTTGATTGCTTACGGAGCTGCGACATGGTCATGGCATTTGTATCCAGGGAGCGTGTCTGTTCTTGGATGCGTGAGGTCAAATCCCTAATTTGCTTGCCAGTATCTTTATAGGAGGCAGCGAGTTTCTTATATAGGTCTGTCTCTTTCTTACCCGATGCTTCAAGTTTAACCATCTGTTGGAGTCGCTGCTTGTTTTCATTGCGAAGAGAGGCTGACTGAATTTCGAGTTTGTGAATCTCCTGTTGCGCCTTTGCCGTCTTGACATCAACGGTGTACTGGATTTCGTCTTCTGAAAGGTGCTTGTTTGCCATACTTATGGATTTAATGAATGTTGTAACTGGTCATGAATGGTCTTTCGTACCTCATCCGTGAAACCAAAACGAAGTTGTGGGAAAGTTTCATGATAAAGAACTCCCCAAACCACGCGGTTATAAAGTGCTATATTGTGTCGTTTGAACTTGGCTATGCGATCGTTGCGATGGCGGTATGCCATATCAAGGAAGCGAAGATAAGGTAAAATACGGACAAATACCGTATAGGATTCTCCTGAGATACTTGTATTGGAAGAATGCTTGGAGAGAGAGGTGAGCAGACGCCCTGAACGCAACTGATAATTGCTACGCACGACGGACTCCTGTGTAGCATAGATTTTGGAGATGCCCTGCTGGAGGGTATCATGAACGAACTTCTTACGAATGAGACTGTCTGTTACCATATTTGCCTTTTAATGTGCAAATATAACAACAGACAGTTATAGTATAAAGGACAGTTTGATCTTCAGACTTGGTATTACTTAAATAGATGCCAATATAGCGGTATTCCTATTATTGGAGAAAGAATACCACACAGTCCAACGTAGAACAATTTAAATGTCCAAGACTCACCATGAGTCACAAATGGCATCAAGATGAGTGTTATCAAAAAGAAAATAGCTTCTAAAAGTGCCATGTCAAATTGTTTTATACAATGCAAATATAAAATTTTATTATGAATAACACAAGTTATTCTTCTAAAATCTCCACCTCTATCACCTTGAACAATTCAAGAACGACTTGCGGAACCATAGAGTTTCCAAGTGCCTTTATTGATTCCTGTCGCCATCGGGTAAAAGGAATGGCAAGACGAGATACATCAAAGGATAGCCCATCATTTCCTCTACAAACAGGGGCGACAGTTGGGAAGTTCCGCCACCAACCTTGTGTGCAATCTGCTCCGCCAAATTGCTCTGCTCCGCTTTCGTTTTCTTGTGCGCCTTCAGGTTGTCCATCGTCATCATTGACCTCCTGCCATCGCTCGCCGTCGGAGTCAACAGCCAATCTGGCTTGCGGAACATTTCTGGCAATCCTTTCTGCTCGCTGTGCTTCCGACTTCCCTTTGTCCGCCCTCCCTTCGCACGTAGTTGTCGTACTCTTTTGCTGTGTTGTATCTCTACGGTCAGTGGCGTTGGCAGAAGTTCCTGCGGATAGAATTTCTGTCTGCCGTCCTCGCATACTTTCAACCCCTGTGTTACAGGAGTTGGCAGCATATCTGAGTACACTATCTGACTTAGCAGACTGTTGTATTTCGTTCCGTTCCTGTATCCGTTGCGCTTTGCCCTGGCTCTCATCGATGCGGGATCTTCGCAGAACTCCCTCGTGCATGGTGTCAGCAGAAGGTGTGGGAACATTCCTTCGGGCGATGAACCACACCCTGTCCCTTTGGTGTGGCGCACCGACGGCACAAGCCGGAACAACAAACGGTTGGACGGCGTATCCTTCACGCTCAAGGTCTGCACATACGGTTTCGACGATGAACTGCTGTTCCTTTCTGTATATGTCGTCGTTCTCACCGAAGAGAGAGGTTGTGATTCCCACTTTAACTGCCTCGCAGGGCTGTACCATCGAGAGGATGCCAGCAACGTTCTCACCAATGACGAAAGTGGGCTGTACCTGCCTGATTGCTCGTAGCATTTCCGGCCAGAGGTAACGGTCATCATTCGCTCCAAGTCGCTGTCCTGCAGAACTGAATGGCTGGCAGGGGAAACCGCCTGTGAGTACATCGATTTTTCCTTTCCATTTCGAGAAGTCTGTTTTCTTGATGTTTTCATAACCGATTGAATTAGGATACCAGTAATTGAGGATGGTGTTGCAAAATTTGCTGATTTCGCAGTGAAATGCATTTTTCCATCCCAACCAAAAGGCTGCGAGCTCGGGTGCGCCAATACCGCTGAAAAGCGAGGCGTGAGTGATAATTTTGTTCATTCATTTCCTTGTTTGTTTGTCAATGGCAAAATTATATACTTCTATTCTGTTTGTAAAGGACACCTCGTTTCACAACGAAGTGCCCTGACAAACAAACATCCAAATGAATGGATGTTCTGGTAGAAAAGATATCATCGTTCACGGAACATCCACTTGAACTCTAAGCCGTGTGCTCCTGGGCGGTTGCAGAAGTCGAAGCCTGCTTGCCGGAGGCCTCCGAAAATCTGTGTAGGACTGACTTTTGCGGAGGGATCAATTTCCTTGATAGCGTCCACCACCTCGGCGGTAGAGAAGAAATGGGTGGCATCGGCAGGTGCTGAAGCAGGTTGATAGGTGGTTTGCAGGGCAGCGATATAGACACTGACGTCTGTGATAGGCTGCTCGGGGTTATTGTTGTTCTTTGTCATTGTTGTGAAGATTTGGAGATTAATAATCTGTGATTTCGGAGGGACTCTCTGGGCAAAGGGCGTTGAGAGTTCTCAGGTCGTCCTTGAGGACGCGGAGTGTTCGCAGTGTCTGGAAGACACCAGGACGTGGTTCTCCAGACTGGTCGGCGAAGCATCCTGTATCATCGGAGAGAATGGTCGTTTCCAACTGCTCGAGCATGTTGAGATGCATGAGGAACTTGCCGTCGGCAACCATCTCGTTGAGTGCTGCAATTGTATCTTGACTGACAAAGCTGAGTGCCTGATCGATGGGGCGTTTCATCGCGTACCTCCTTTCTTTTCAGCAACTTCATTAATACTCTTGCAGATGTTTTCAAAACTTTCATGATTGAAACCTTCCAAAGAAAGCACTTTCTTATAGTGAAGACGCAGGACTGCTTCGGTGAGTCCGTGGGTCGTATTGATATAGATATAGCCTTTATCAGCTTTGAGTTCATACCTTTCCTTTGCCTTTGGAATAGAATTCAGTTCTGATTTTAGTTCCTCAATAAACTTCTTCAGTGTAGGTTCGTCAGCCATAAGAGCTTGGTGACGACGCTCCATACTTATTGCAATAGGCTCAAGGTACTTCGGGGTAGCGTGTGCCTTAAAATAATAATCAAAGAATATCATGCCTTGCCTCCTTTCTTTTCTTGTTTATTCAAAGGGCGTTGGTTACCAAAATTAAGACAGTAAATAGCATACATATCTATACTACCATTAAAGTTTACTTTTACACACGCATCGCCACTTATATACCCTACATATACGACTTCGTTTAAGCCATGCAGTGTCCCTGTTTTGCAAAGACTTGGAATTATATTTCCTGCAACATCTCTTTGCACTAATTCTACCTTTTGCCCTTCTTTCATATTTATGACAATATTTTTTGCTTCTTCGCTAAAGTAAAACGTTGCTGATGTTGCATGATGCTCATACCTCAATAAATAGGTTTGTAAACTGGTAGCAATTTCTCTGCCCTTTTTTTCCACTTCTCTCTTTGAAAATACAACTTCAAATTCTACGGTCATTTTCATCATATCGGGAAAAGCCATTTGTATTTCCATTTCTGCTGGAGTTAAGTCTTTCATTTTTTGCCTCCTTTCTTTTCTGATTTGTTTATACGATATACTAAGTAGCCTGCGCAAATAGTTGCGACCACTGATGTGATAGGCTGCTGCTCAATAGCAAGGGCAGCGAGGATGAGACACAAAAATAGGAGATTGATGCGAATTGCCAAAAGACGGGTTACAGGGAACTCGCAGATACGACTGTAGAACTCGCTCTTAGCGTCGAGCCAATGATTAAAAGACTTGATTTTGCGCTGTATCGTAGCACGTACGTCGATAGGCTGCTGTTTCGCAGAGCTCTCGAATTCGATTACTTGTTGCATATTGCACGATGTTTGACTGTTGCCTGAATCCGTCAGGTGCGGACACAGAAAAAGCGGATGCTCTTCCTGTCGTCAAACATCGTGTCTTACACCAACAAGGGCTAATTCACTGGAAGGCATCCGCCATATCTTCATTGCAGAGATCTGCAAGTATGGGCATAAAATAAGCCCATTGAAGTTTAATAAGTTCGGGGCTTGAAATTCTTCTTGCCCTTATTTGTGTATTACTACACGACGTTTGACAGTTACAAAGATAAGTAGTTATCTTGTAACCGCCAAACAAAAACACAATTATTTTTTTGCGTGGTGTATTATTTTTAATTATCTTGATTGATAGGAATGTCAGGGGAATCAAGTTCTCCTCCCAATTCTTTATAATATTGATATGTCTTGACAATATTATTTATTTCTTCAGAGGATATGGTTCTCGTAGTATATTCTTCAAGGTTAGTGACCTTCATTTTAACTTTACTCCCGATTCTTAATGAGTCTAAAAAATCAACAGCATAAGTTGACGGTATATCATAATAATTCCCTTTATAAGATTCGTGAGCCATATAAGACTGAATAATAATATCTGCAATTTTACCATCTATATTGAATTTAAACATAATGGCTCCGTCAATCTTCTTACTTTCTGAGTTTTGGATAACTAATCTGAATCTTTCAGCTTTACCATTCTCTATCTTAAAATATGACCACAAATAATCTTTCCAAACAGAATTGGGTTTGTTTTTAGGATAAATTATTTCCGGCATTCCACTTGAAAAAGAATCTCGTTCGATTATATATTCCTTGGTTAAATTAGAATAAATAGAATCGAATTGACGTCTTTGATTTTCCAATGCAATTTGTTGCATAGTTTTGCCTTTGTTACAAGCGCATAGTGATAAGCACACAATGAAAAAAAAGAGATGTAATTTCATAATATCTTTAGTTAATATTTCTGGTTCAAAGATACAAAAATATATTAAGAATTTAATGAATTGGAACGAAAAAAGCCCCTCGCAATGCGAGAGGCTGATGTGCGCCCGTAGGCGACGGGCGGCTTTTGCCTTGAATGGTCAACAGATAACCACGCCTAAATTCTTTCTGCAGCTCGGCGGATGCGGTCACTCAGATCGAAAAGTGAGCCACGGAGATGCTCTATCTCTTCTTCATTGAAACCGCCTGTGCCACCGTTGCCGTCGATACCGTTTAATTTGTGGTAGAACCACGATGATGACTTGTGGAAGTATTTATTGGCAAAATCCATCCACGACACGGACAAGTTGATGTCTGCCAAACGCTGCTTCATATCGCTGACTACTACCGGCTTTCTAATAACTGTTTCCATTGTTGTATTCCTTTCTTTTATTGAAGCCCCTCCCCCTTTTAGGGAGAGGCGGTGTTTTGTTGTTAATAGGGTTGGCGAAGCATTGAGTAGAACTTCTCGATGATGATTTCCAGTAATCTGGGATAACCGTTGGGATAGGAACGGTTGTAGTTTCTCATCTGCTCAATCAGGTCTCTTTCCTCGGGTGTAACCCTCATTGTTTCTGTTTCTTGTTTCATATTCTGTTGTTTTATTAAGACACTACAAAAATACTACAAAAAATCGTATTATCCAAATTTTTACTATAAAAATTTGTAGTAAGGTTTATTTTTTAACATTTAAAAAGCCGTAACAGTTCGGAGACTGCCACGGCTACAAAGAACGAGCATCGTGTTTTTATACTTCTACGGACACGAAACCGTGGGCGATTAGGTCGGCAAGGAAGGCGTCGGGGTTGTCGGTGGAAACAAGGTAGCCCTCAAGTTCCTGCAAGCGGTGAGCGAAGCGTTGCATATATTCCATATCTGTGCCTTCGCTGTCGAAGCGACTGCCTGCATGGAGCTGGCGGAGGAACTCCTCGGGGCTGTATGCTACAATTTTGTGGTTGTCTCCTTTAACGTGGTAGGTTTTGAAATTTGGTGAATCTACTCGGTGATGTTCGGGGACTAAATTATGGGGGAGCTTGCTTTGTAGCTTTGCTTCGGTCATAATAGAGCCAACGAGTTCTTTTGGAGAGATGGTCGGCTTTTGCTGACCATCTCTTGTTTCTATTTTTATTCTTCTCATACTGCTAATTTTTTTGTTCTTATCTTTAGGTAAAGTTTTTCACTTTCGGTGAGGAAGGGTATATTTTGGAGGGTTGTTCCTGCATTCACCTGGCCTTGTTTTGCAAAGGTAATCATTTTTGCGAGAAAATGAATCCAAGCAGACATCTTTGTGAAGTTCGTTGAACCTCCGTGCTGTCGGAACTCCACTGTGCGGTGGCGTGCGTAAGCTTCGAGGTTAACCTTGTGGTAGCGGTTGTGAGCGAAAGCTGCTCTAAGGTCACTAATATTAGAAGCTCGGTTGATTGTTGTCTCTGAAATGGTGGTAAGAGTCTTGCAGTAGCGGTTGTTGCGTCTGCTTAAAGGCATAAAGTGGTCGATAACTCCCTCAAGGCGTTTGTAGGTGAGGATAAGGTTCTTCCATGTCTGAAGATCGAACTCGGCAGTGTCCATGTGAACGTGAAGTCCGCACGAGTCGTTTACCTTTACATCGCAGAGGTCGAGCACCCAGCAGACCTTCTCAAGTTCTTCAAGTCCCTGCTCACCGTGAAGGATTGGGCTAACCAACTCGAAAGTGTTGTTGCCGTGAAGGCTTGCGTCTGTTACCAGTTTCCAATGGTCGGCGTGGTCGGTGTGGTTGTAACGCTCAACATTAACTCTGATACCTGCTGCGGTAAGCTCGCGTGCAAGGCGGTCGCGTGTGCAGTTGTAGGCTTCAATCTCCACCCCGAAGTTGCGGTTGAAGGTGTAGTCGATGGCAGGGGCAATGGTGGCAGCAGTCTGCGCTGCTGTGTTAGTCAAGCTCTGCATCATGCGCTTATAAACATTTTGTACAAAACCGTAGTTGCCACCTGCTGCAAGGTCGGCCACCTGTCGGCGTGTAAGTCCGAGGGCAAGAAGTTTCTGAATCTTAGAAGTCTTTGTTCCGTTCTCGTTGAGAATGCTTTGAATTTGCTCGTTCATAATCTTTATTTTTTGAATATTCTTTGTTTCTAATTGTACTGCTAAGGTAACACTATAAAGAGGAACGTGCAAGTACTATCGCACTTATAATCAGTGCTTTAGAAGTAATTATCTAAAGCTAAAGAACGATACGAAAAGAGGCTAACGCATCACTGCGTCAGCCCCGTCATCCTAAACAATCTTATAAACCTAATAACTAAAAAACCTATGAGAATATTTATTTGACTAATTGGTAATATCGTGCGTAAGTGAGGCGTGTGTGGGGGTTGCGACTGATGATGTCCATGTGCACCTGCTTGCAGCCGAAGCGGAAGAAGAGGAAACGGCGGGGAACGCGGTGGACGATGATGTCGAGCGTGTCGACAGCTGTTATCGAACCATGAAACATGGAATCTGTTATTGTTCCTGACAAAGACACCCACGAATCATTCCAAGATAGCTGCTTTGATGGGGAAAGGGTTGGCAGAGATTCAGCAATGGTGTCTCTGACGGTGTCGTGAACCGCCGTACGGAATACCCGTGTATTAAAATCTACGCGTGTTGCTGTTGATGCAGTAGCTGCTTCAGAGATACGAGAAGTCTTGATTCCTGCTGACTTAGCGACTTGCAGCAGCGTGTCTCCACTCTGACGGAACTCTGATGAGCGGAGCGTCAGTGCCGGGACGGAAGCCTGACTAAGGCCTGTGTTCGTCTGTTTGATATCTACCTTTCCGTTATGAAGGAGAAGGCTCTGATTTTCTTTCAATCGGTCGCGGTCGGTCTTTAGGTTGAAGTATGCCCGGGTGGCCATGAAGGCTGCGAGGGCAAAAATAACCATCAGGACGAAGAGGACCGTGTTGGTTTTGAATTTTGTTAGCATGGTGTTACTGACAGATTGAACGGACGTTGCGTATCATGAGCAGGAGTTGCTGCTGATAGACTGGAGAGGTTGCATATCGGCTCCCCTGGTTGTTGCAGATGCGGCGTGCGAACTCTTCTGCATTCTTGCGATATGGCCATGCGTCGGCATAGCCAGGTTTCTGGAGGAGTCGGGTGTGCTCGGCGAGGCAATCGGACAGGGAGTCGAAGTCTTTGAAGAGTCGATAGACGGTGTAGTACCAACGACCTGGGGTTTTACACTTTGCGACAGAGACGACGCGCTCCGGAGGAAGGAATGTGCGGTTTGGCGTAGAGAAATACTCGTGGGTGAGGACGAGGACGGTTTTGCCGGTCCATTTGCTTCCCTTGGTGATACCGAAGAGATTGAAGTTGCCTACTCGTGATTTGCCCCATCCACTTTCGAGGATGGCTTGCGCTGTGACGAACTCGGGGGCAATGTCGGTAGCCCTTTTTGCTGCTGCGTAGATGTTGCGTGCAAAGGCACGCTGTGCTTCTGTTGCCATAATCAGTCTTTTTTGATGTATTCGCCTTTGTCGTTAAAGTCTTTCAGACGGCGGACGAATGAGGTGGGGAGAATGGGATAGATAGCTTGTAGGTTTTCAACGATAGAGAAGGTTTCTCGCACCATCATGAAGACGCAGAGATAGGAGCCCATCCATTGCGTAGTACCGATAAGATTTCCCTGCACGGTGTAGTTGGTGAGGATGTTAGAAAGAATGAGCAGTACGAGGTAAACGGCAATTTTCTTGCCAAACTTGCTGAAGAAGGACTCACTGGAGGCATCTTTATGAAGCAGATGCTTAACTACTCCGAGAATTGTGTCGAGGATTACGGCGATGCCTATCCACTTGGCAAACTCCCAATCTTGGAAGAAGTATTGGGATAGATCTGTCACAATGGAGAGTGGCAGGGAAACAATTGATATCATTGGTAACTTTTTCATTATGATCGAGCTTTTTATTGATGATGCAAAATTAAGCTGTCAAAGCCGTCGGGCAAAGGACTTCGTAAGGCTGTGCGTGCCGAGCGTGTCTGGAGCTATACAGGAAAGCATGAGTGTCCAGCCGACGGAAGAGAGTTCTGTGGCGACAAAGGGAATTATCTCCGCCTTATCGAGTTGGCCACGGGAGAGCCAATAGATGTCGCCGGCATCGGCATCGGCTAACAGCCAGGCGTGAAGTTGAGAGAGCAGACGGAGCGTGGCGTCGGAGGCAAGCATATATTCGGCAGCATCGGCACGATTGGGCATTTTATAGGCAACGGTTACAGCCAGTCGCTGTGTACATTGGTAGGAGTTGCGTCCGTCGCCGAGCATATCGACTTCTCCATAGTCGACGAACAGGAACGAACCTACTAACTTATCGATACGCTGCTTCAATTCATCGAATGACTGTCCGTATACATAGTTGGCAATCTCGGGAAGACGCGATACATTGGGAAGTTTGTCAAGAGACTCCGCAAGGTCATTATAACCAGGAAAGGCGCTCGAACCATTGGTAAGTATAGCACGAATACCCTCTTTTGACGGGTATTGTGCGAAATAGAGGAACTGATCTTTAATCATAATATCTTATCGATTACAGAGATAGGAAGTCCTACCTCCTCACTGATTTTTAATTTATCCCAACCAAAACCCTTCATATCCTTAACCGCATCGATGGTCTTCTTGCGAAGTACCTTCAGATAAGTAAGTACATTCATCTGTTCTATCTGCTTTGCGTTGCCAAGCCCCTCCTTGGAGAGGTCGTAGAGCGCATCAGAGGCATCGGTGGTGATAGGATGCTTTGCTTTATGAACGAACTTAGACAGGAGAGAGAATGAAGTTTTACTAAACAAATAATTATTAAATGCTTGAAAATTAAACGATATAGCCGTAAGTGTTTCGAGTGGAAGTTTAGAAAACTCCTTAGCCAATTCGTGTGCACGTTCAGAATGGTACTCTTTCTCTGGATAATAGAGAATAGCAGCAAGCAGAGGTAGCGATTCCTCTCCTCGTTCGATGAGTTCCTGTGCTTCGATGTACTGAAGGGCGGTAAGCGAGCAGGTAAGCATACCGAAGCCTGTCTCAATGCGATAGCCTGAATAAGTACGCTCACCAATTCGAACAGAAGGAATGAGCTGCGCACAGAAACAGAGGTCGACTACATACTGATAGTTGAGACGACGCAACACACGTGCAAGTGGTATGTTCAAGCGGTAAGGGTCAATGCGACGGCATAACTCGTAGGTTTCTTCACCCACGCCATCTAACACAGCGTTGTTGTCAGGGTAGTTAATCTGAAACATGAACGTGAGCTGTTCGGAGATAGCTACGAGGTTAGCAATCTGTTCCTCAGAATGAAACTTGCGTTTGTTCCACCCCATTATGTCGCACAACCAGTTAATCCGAACCTCTCCAGCAGATAGTTTTCCAGCTGCAATACGGAGGAAATCGCCCACAAGTCTGATGTACTGGAGGTCGGTCATAGCGTCCCAACGGTTAGGGATGCGGTGTATCTCACCTTTATATACAAGTTCAATATCCTTCATCATGGCAGTATCACAATTTGGTCTTCAGGACGATTATACGCAGAATTAGAGCAGAAATCTATCGAGGCATCTGTAGAGAGCAGGGTGTCAGCATTCGAGATGAGTTCTTCTGCTTCGAGGTCGAGACGATCAGCAAGAGCGAGCGCAGCGTCGTGTTCATCCTTACCAGTGCGTGAAGCGTGACTATCATCAAAGAGATTACGGACGGTAGGAGGGAACTCCAAGATGTCGAAGCGACGGAGTGACTTAGCAACAGTCTTCTTGAGCAGTGCAAGCGTCAATATCGGGTCTACCCGCTCACGGTTCTCATCCGTGAGTCTATCGTAGTAAGCAGACAGACGTTCGTCGAGCGTTTCCTTCTGTAATGGAAGAAGACGGAAGAAAAAGAAGTAAGAGAGATCTATCGGATAGATAAAATCGAACGCTTCGGTAGTTTTTATCTTACAACTATCAATAATCTTGTAATATCGTGATTTTCGCCACAAAGCAGCTGGAGAATCGGTATTTTCACTTGTTACCTCGGTAGACATGAGCTGCTGGATGATAGAATCCATAGCATTGTAGTAATTGTCCATATACGCACGTTTCATCCCCTCTATCTCGTACTTATAGACGTCTACCTGGTTCTTTCTGCGATTAATGCTGTCGAATATTAACTGCGAGGCCATTGTCATATTCGCCACAGCAGAACGCAAGGGTTCAATGAGTGCTTCATCAGAATTACTGATGATGGCATTGAACACATCTGCGGTGATGATAGTTTCAACACGTTTACGAGCAGTAAGGCCTGACGAAAGCAGGTCGTTTAAATCCATGTTCGTTTCGACACCAGGAGCATACTTACTGAAGGAACCAAAATCCTTAAAAATATCTACTAAAACATTCTTCATGACTGTTGCTGATTAAGTCTGTCCTTGGGGGATATGTCTTCCTGTCGCTGCGGAACTTCACGATAGAAGCCTATGCGATAGCCCTGCTTATAGAGTTCAGGGAAATTCAATCGGAGAGCGAGATTAAACGGTTCTGCACATATCTCGTCTTCTGGAGTAAGCGACATTATATATATAAGGTAGTTATAGTATGCGTCAGAACCTGACTTGCTGATAACACCATCCTTGCTAACTGCGGTAATAGATGCATCCAAACCAACGCTTGACAGCAAAGCTTCTTCCGCTCGCTTATCGTAAGAAATCAAAGCTTCGATATATTCCTTATACTTAAGGTCGATAGTTTCGATTCTCCACTGCTGCTCGTTACCAGAACTGTCCATAAATGAAATAGAAGAGTAGGCTTTACCTTGATTGTCAGCACCGCTCAGATAGTCGCCTATCTTGCGCAGCTCCAATCGCATATACTCTACCAGTAACGACTCACGGTATTCAGTACCGATGTTGATACCATTATACTTAACTAACTCCTGCTTCTTGGAATTGCGTATCTTATTCTCTTCGCATAGCTTCATCAGCTGATTGCGCTTACTTGACACCCACGCATTCGGAATGATGATGTGTATCTTCGCAGCAAGGGAATTACGCAGGAAGGAGTTAATGTAAGAGGCGGTCTTATTACTACCTTGAATATATGGACGTGCGCCCTGGTGGGTTTCGTTCACTCCATAGAACTCGTCAACAGATTTCTCTCTGTGGTGTGACACGGCAGCGAATAGATAGTTGTCAACCTCTGACAATGCGAACTTGGGATATATTTTGTAATTGCCCATACCGTATGTCCACCGCCCTACGGCTACATTATTGAAGTCGCCATAGTTAATCTGATCGTATGCCACGTCCTTACGAGTGGTAGCAAGACGGCAGTGTTTATTCTCCAATGGTTCCAATCCTGCCACAGGCAACATACCGATACGCTTACCACGTGAGAACCTCCACTTAACGAAGTAATCACCGAACCAGTAGTAGTTCTTGATACAGGTTTTAGCAAACTCCTGTGCGGATGTTTCCATACCACGCTCCTGCCAGGAGTTCAACCACTCATCCCACGCTGGCAGTGCGGTGTGCTCACGTCGTAGCTTACCACCTTCTACAGTTTGCATATAGGCACAAGGTCCATTACCATACAGCATCTTAATCTCCTTGCTATACAAGCGAGGAAGCAGACGGTTCTGCTTTATCTCCATCGTTACCTCTTCACACAGTGCGTTGTTCATACCACGCATACACACCTGGTATCCATTCACACTCATCCACTGGTGTTCATGTAGGTAAGCCTGCCTACCCTGTGGTACGAGTAGACCTGGGCTCGTTGATAGCTCTCTTCCTTCTCCAATCTGAAAGGAGAAGGTGTTGCCGTCCATAACGTAGAGGCCAGCGTTGCCGCGCATCTCAATACTATCTGTCATAACCAATTTATCTTGTGAAGTTTATATCCGTCTTGTGGAAAGCCCATATACCTAATGAGAATACGATAACACATCTTCGGGTTCCCCTCTTTGTCCTCGAAGAGAAAGAAGTTCTCGGAGTCGACTTTAAAACACTCCTCTGGTAGTTGCGTGCGGTACTTGCAATGTTCCTTGACAACCATCTGCTCGCCTGCCATACCCTGTGAGCGAGAGTAGGGGAAGAAGCAGATAGTGAAGTCACCTTGTGGTACTCTGCTTATCTCCCTTGCCCATTGCATCGCATCGATGCCGTTCATCTCAATCGTCTTCTTCATTACTTGCGAAATTACTTAAAATCGCTGTGGGAACAAAGGACTATTTTTGCTCCTCCCTGTCATATTTCCTAACTTTTGGAACGTTGCACCTCTTTTCCTCAACTCAGCGGTGCGTGCTGATAAACGCCGTTTGTTTATTTTCGTTTTTGATTTTCAGAACGCAAACCGTTGATTTTCAACAAAGTAACTTTTTGACCTATGTAAATAGCCCTCATTATTGCCTATTTTTGCCAACTTTTTATGTTGCTTTTGCTACATTATTGGGGCTTAAATGGCTATGTTTTCGGGCAAATCATCGGGATAACTGCTTAATTCTTTCTTGATAAGGTCGGAATAAAGGCCATAAAGCAGGTAAATCATTGCACTTGGGAGCTGCGTCGTTAGCCCTGGTCGCCGTTTCAGTTCCTCCTTCTTCTCCGAGGCTTTGTCAAGCTCTATTTTGCCGTTGGTTTTCTTGAGTGGGCTGATAAGAATGGCACTGCACAGGTTAGGGCACTCGTTCTCATCGATGCGCACTTTTGGGAGCAAGGGAAGTTTCTCGCCAAAGAGCAACTGGCACAGGCGGAACTGCTGCCAGTGGTAGATGGTGGGCGCACCGTCGTTGTAAAGGATAACAGAGAAGCCGTAACTCTCCAAGGCTGCTTTCATCGTGAGCGAGTCGGTGGTTATCTGCTCCAGTTCCTCACGTGTCTTGTTGCCTGCACGGTCGGGGTAGAGGTGGATAACCTTGTTCACGGCATCCGTGCCGAAGAACGAGTACACCTGCTGCGCAAGTTGCTGCTGGTCGTCGGGAATGTATGCCCAAAATTCCTTGATGATGTCGAAGCGACTACCATAGTCTTTCTTCTGTCCGACGATGAGCGATTGAAAGTTACCAGGGTCATACCCAATGTAGAGCGGCTCACGCTTATCGTAGTGACGAAGATAACGAGCGGTCAGGGTGAAGTGGTCCTTGAGGTTTAGTTTCAGTATCTGGTCATAGATATAGCTATCCTTGAACTGGTGTCGCTCGTGGTCGTAGGTGGTAAAGAACTTGTTAGTCACCTCTTTGTGTCGAATGGCGCAGATAGCCGTGAGGAACTCATCCATATCGAGCGTGTCGAGCTGTGTCTTGAAGAACTTAGGACCGAGAATGTCCTTGTTGCAGAACGAAGAGGCACGGATATAGTAGATGGCGTTACGGCGCATATCGGCAAGGCGAGGCTTCCAGCGTGCCACAAAGGCATTGAGCCGCTCGTTCTCCAAGCGTATCTTCTCCATAACGACGGGGTTCTTGGTGTTTCGCAGCTCTTGCTGAAGGGTGAACTGCTTGTATAGCGACTGGTTGATGGAAAGCGACACCGAGGCTATCTCCTCGATGAGCTGGCGGTCCATCTTGTTCTCGTATTCCTCAAACCAATCGTCCTCACCCAAATCGACACGGGCCGTATCGCTCACACCGGTAACACCCTCGTAATAGGCCGACCGCCTTATCTCTGCCGAGCCACCACGGAGCGAAGGGAACAGGCGCGACTTCAGTTTCTCGCCGCTGTTGTGCTTCATCTCCTCCACAAAGGCGTGAACGGCGTTACGACCTGCCACACTCTCGGGCTGGTCGGAAGACACGAGTTGCAGGTGCGCCCCGTTGCGGAAGATAACCGAGTGCTTGGCGTAGGCTATCGGATAACGTGGACGACGGAAGTGGGAGGGCAGCTTTGACTCGCCCACCACATAGTCGATGCCATACTCCAGCATTGCCCTCTGCTTGCCGTTCACCATCACGGGGCGAGAGAACGATGCTTGAATGTTCGGCCATACGTTGGTCATCAGGGCAACGTAGGTTTTGTGTACCAGAAACGACAGCTCGCCCGGCATATCGTTTGCCACACGGATGAGCCGTGGCACAATCACACCCTCGGTCTTACCCGTGGCACGCGCCCACTCGGCATAGAGCATATTGGGGTCGATGATGTTCGCCAACAGCTGCACGTGGTTCATATAGTAATGCTCAAAGTCGAGCGTACTGTTCTCGGTTGGTTGTATATCAGTCATTGGGCAGTTCCTCCACTATTTCGGCATCCTGAATATCGGCATCACGCAGCAAGCGTTTCTTCTCCTTGTTCTCGATAGGCAGGGAGTCGATAAGTGTAACATAAAAACCTTGGTTGTGTTTGGCAGCAATCTCCTTGAGGTTCTTCTTCGAGAAGCCAAGTTCCTCGGGGGTTAGCTCAGGAGAAATTAAGAAGAGAACTCCTAAGTCCCTGTCTGCCTCTGCTATTTCTGAAGACCTACGACGGCATTCCAAGGCAGCGTCATAGCACGACTTCATACCCTTATAGTCGCGATTGAGGGCACAGAGTTTAGCAAGATCCTCATACTTGTTGGCAAAATTGCTCTCCCAAACCTTGATGGGGACATTGCAGTCAACTTGGAAATAGTTGATTGCCTGATAAATCCTCGCCATGCAAGTACGCTCTTCTATTTTGATATGCTGCTCCGCATTGATACGCAGCCTCAGTTTTTTGGCAGCCCTTGTAATATTGCGCTCGTATTCGAAAATCTCTGCAGACCACTGCAACTGTTGCAAGAACAGTTTGATGTCCTGGGGAATGCCCTCACAGTCCCCATTCGTCAGGAATGTGGATATGAGGTCAGGATGGATGGAGTCCAACTTCTCGATTTCACTTTTCATATTCCAAACAATTTCATACGCAGGTCTTTCTCGGCGCGCTCATTCTTGCGTTCCTCAAGCAGGGTAATGGAATCGTTCTCTCCTTTCTCCGCCTTCTTGGCAAGTTCTGCGTCAATATTATACTCACCAAGTGCACGCCCTTGGTGATATGCCTCGCAGTAGACATCGCCGGGAATGCCTATGCGGTATAACAGGGCTATGCGTTTGGCTTTTCTCAGCCCGAGCAGTTGGCAAATACGCTCGGGGGTATAGCTTAACGCCCCGAATGTTCGTACCTGGTTTACATACTCGTCTGACAATTCTTCCTTGACTAATTCTGACATAGGATAATCTTTTTGGTTTCAGCAGCAGGAAGGACGTTGCCGTTCCTTTCCAGCAGTACAGGCTGTTGTGGAAACATTGCCATAAACCTGCGTACCGTAGCTGCTACATACTTCGGGTCTATCTCCATGCCATAGCCAATGCGGTCGGTCTGTTGGCATGCCATGATGGTAGAACCGGAGCCTGAGAACAAGTCCACAACGACATCACCATTCTTTGTACTGTTGGTTATCGGATATGCCATCAGGGCAATAGGCTTCATTGTTGGGTGTATCCTGTTGGCTTTTGGTTTGTCAAAATTCCATATAGTGGTCTGCTTTCTGTCTGCATTCCAGAAGTGGGCAGCCCCGGGCTTCCATCCATACAAACATGGCTCATGCTGCCATTGGTAGTCCTGCCGGCCCATGACAAGAGAGTCCTTGACCCAAATGCAACACTGGGCTATCTTGAAGCCTGCCTCCCGTATGGCCCTGCGGAAGTTTTCCCCTTCAGAATCCGCGTGGAAAACATAGAAAGAGCCACCAGGCTTGACAATGGCAAACATCACGTTGAACACAGACTGCAAGAACCGAAGAAACAGGTCATTCTCCATCGAGTCGTTCTGGATGGTGAGTTTGCCTTCCCCTCCGCCTTCATAATTGACATTATATGGCGGATCCGTAAGGATTATGTCGGCTGTTCTTCCATTCATCAAGGCTGCGACATCTTTCTTTGCACGGCAGTCCCCGCACATCAACCGGTTATTTCCAAGACGGAAAATGTCGCCGGCGCGGACAAACACCGCCGAATCATTGTCTTGCGGAACTATATCAACGGTGTCCTCTTGTATCTCTGCGGTGTCATTCTCTGTGGCAAACAACTTATCAGTTCCGACAGAGAAGTCATTTTGCTTTACTTCATAACCAAGATTAAATTTAGCAAGGTCATTACTACTGATATTATACTTAGTGAATAGAAGGGTATCGGGGTTTTTCTGAGCGAACTCTGAATTATAAGCTGCAATTTCTTCGACAGCTTCCTTCTTATTAGAAGCTTGGATTTCCTCATAGGGAATCTCTGGAATATTGAATCCATAGGAGCGAAGTCCAAGAAGGGCTTTTCTTCTTTGGTGAGCATCTATAATCCAAAGCTTACCGTCAGGGTCTTTCCATACTTTGAATGAATACTTGAAGCCACGAGTGATGATGAGCATCTGAAGCTTCGATAATTTGTCTGCATCAGGCTTTTTGAAGTCTTCCTGAAGTTCGATAAAAGAGTCCAGCGGGGCAGTTGGTAAACCGCCCAAATTAAAAACTTTTATACTATTTTCCATTGTAATTATTTATTTTGTTGTTCAAGAACCATTCTGAACAGTCGCTCTTTCTCTTGGTATTTTTCGAGGTTCCGCTTGTCAGCCTCTCTTTTCTCTTTACGATCTTTGCGCTTAACGAACGACTTATAACGCTTGATGTTGTCGAGAACGTTCTTGTGCTGGCGGAGGAACTCTGCTGGGTCAGTGCGGAGCAACTTGATGAGTTGGGCTATCTCGGAGCGTCCGAAGAGTATCGGGTGTTTGCAGAGGAACTTACCTGTATCGTTGAAAGATTGCAGCTCGGCAAATGCTTGAAGATTGCGGATGCGCAGTTCTGCCATTTCTGCTACGGCTTGTGCGGTGGGCTTTGTCTCCAGCAATTCGTCGAGCTGCTTCATCTTGCGCCAAGTGTTGATGCGGTCGTTATAGATGACGGTTGCCATCTGCACGTCCGCATCAAGTAGGTTGTCCCAGTCTATTTTCGGGTACTCTTCTTCTTTTTTTTTGGAGCTGCTTTCGCCTTCTCCTTCTTTTTCTTAGAAGAAGCTGTGTCCTTATCTTCTGATGGGGCAGTAGGTTCCTCTGATGATTGTTCTGTAGACTCGTTTTCTTCAGAACCTTCTTCAGATGAATCATCGCCACCCTCTCCTTCCGATGGGTTCTCGTTGCCTTCGCCACCGTTAGCGTCTGGGCTTTCATCTCCATTGCTGTTGAGTGTTTCAGGGTCCTCGTCGCCATCTTCAGAAGAGTTATTGGCGTTGTCATTGTCATTATCCTCGTCAGCTGCTTTGGCTGCGAACTCACGTCGATTACGTACGATTTCGTCGTGCTCACAATGGTCAAGAAGAAGGAAGAGTATCTCTTCGTGATTCTTCTCTGGTGAGAGGTCGAAGCGTGTAAAATCGGTAAGATGCGGAGCCTTTTCGTGCAGCAGGGCAAGGTCAGCTTCCACTACAGTTGGGCTTACCAACTTATGGAAGTGCGTTAATTTCTCTTTTGCGCTGTACATATTGTAAAAGTAAAATGGTGAATAATTCCCCTCCCATGTCAGGGAGGGGTGAGCGGTTAGGCTTCGGTTCTTGAAACCTCGACAAGTGTTGTGGTGTCAAGAACACGGAAGGTGATAGATGCACCTGTCTTCGCTGTCCACGTTGCACCTTCCTCGAGCACAAAGGTAGCGCCGTCGGCAATGGTCGCTGCTTTGTCGGTACCAGCACCGATGAGCGTGATGTAACGTCCCTTGTCGCTCTTGCTGAGACCACTAACGGTAGCAATGGCAGCAGCAGACGATGTTCCGTTAGGAATCGTATAAGTATTGCTACCGGCTGTGATAGCAATATCAGTTGCGCCTGCTGTAATGGCAGTAGCTGCAGTGACAGCTGGGTTGCCAGTGTAAATCAGTGGAAGGTCTACAGAACTGCGCTTGAAGGTAAGTGTGGTGTAACGGCCGTCCTTATCGTCCTTAGTCTCTGTGTTAGAGAGGATGATTGGACGTTCAAGTTCACCAACGATGTACCACTCCTTCTTCTTAATATGCTTGTAAAGAGCGATAAACTTACCACCGCTGTACTCCTCTATGAAATTATAGAGGTTCGCACGAGCTCCGCCCATTACCATGACCAGCTGATTTTCGCCTGTGGTAGTGATGTCGCCCTTCTCTGTGGTACCAGTGAAGGTTGGAATGTCGTGTGCCTCGAAGTAATGAGGAATCTCATTCGGTTTCAAAGGAACAGGCGCAACCTCACGATTAGCGTTAGGTTGTGGGAACTCCTTAGTGCGGTCGATTTGGTCGAGCGCAATAAGATAAACGATGTAAGAGATAGCACTACCGTGTGTATCTCTATCAGATACATCGTCTACGTGACCGAGCAATGCCATTGAAGCGAAGGATAATCCCGAACCTCCAGCAGCAAGGAAAGAATGATCTAACAACGCGCTGAGGATCATAACAACTCCAAAGACGGCAAACATGATCATAAACATCTTACGTGCCTGTTTATTCGCGTAGTTAATCCCCTTCATTGGATTATACGCACGGCTGTGTTTTTGAATATTTGACTTTTTCATCTTTTTTTATTTTGTAGGGAGCCTCCGTGATGGCTCCCTATAGTTATACTTATTTAATAAACAAAATGTACTTTATCGTCCACCTGGTACGTTAGGTTGCAACTCCTTGTTGATGGTGCGTTTGCCACCGACGCAACGCTCCAACTCACGGAACTTGTCATCACTACCAAGAATCACCATGATGTAGTCGCCTACAGCTGTAGCGGTGAAGGCATCAGTGATGCTATCGAACTTATTAGACTTGGCAATCTTTGGCAACTTAGTTTTGTCACCGCACTCAATACAGTAAGCTACACCAGCCTTTGCATTTTCGATATCGGTGATAGTTGTCAGTGTTGTGGTGCTGTCTGTGACTTGCCAGAAGCCGTTGTTACCATCCACCTTATCGGTGATAGTAGCAGCAAAGAGATTGATGAAGATCTGCTGCCACTCGTAGTTGTTCTTGTCCATCTCATCCTTAGTTGAGAAGCGACGACCAGTGAATGAAGCAGAAGTACCCTCTTTCCATACGCTCCAAGCACGAACCTGCTCCATGCTCTCTTGCATCTTCACAGAGAGCATCTCACCAGGAACAAACTCCAAGAACTGAATGTTACCTGGTTCGTGCAACATCATGAACGGTGTCTGACCGAGATAAGGCAACCAGATGATACGCATTGTAGTGTCTGGTACCACGCTCAATGCACCCATAGGTCCAGTGAAGTCTGTATCCTTACCATAGGTAGAACGAACATTCTTAATCCACCATGCCTGATGGTTCTTGTTCAAGTAAACTACGTGGTTGTCAAGGTCCATGTCCTCTGTAATAGAGGCACGGACATCAGCGATGAACTCCTGAACAGCCGGGAGGAAAGTTGCCTGTGTGTAGGTGCGATATGTACTCTCATCGTGTGGCTTAATATCGTACTGATGTACATAGCGCAACAAGGTGTAGAGAACACCAGTAGCAGCATTGAGGTAACTACCTGCAACACCCTTGTCAGGCTTCACGTAGATACCACGCATACGTCGCTTGTTCTGCTCAACCTGTGCAGCACGAAGAGTGTTGAGCAGCTGATACTCAATCATTGTCCACTTGATAGGGTCAGAACCTTCCTTGTTGAGATAGCCGATATACTTACGCTCAAGTTCCTTCATCGGACCCCATTCCATTTTTATCATTGCGTCATCTACATAACCCATGTGGTTCTCAATCTTCATGCCACCCTTGAATACCTCACCAGACTGATAAGCCTGTGAAACCTCATCGAAGAAAGCATTGAAAACGAGTCCACGGTCCTGATAGCCGTAAGCTACTGGGAAGAATTGAGTAAGGTCGCGCACCTGTAGAACACGTGCGATGAGGGCATCCTGACGGAGAACTACGAACTGATCGCCAAGTCCTGCATTGTCTACTCCATCGTAGTTTGTAGCGTAAGTACCCTTTGCAAGCGCAGCAGCATCAAGCATCTTGTTCTGCTGAAGGTACTGATAACGGTTCTTGAGCGACTTGGCAAAATTACAAGCCTCCTTATAAAAGGCAACGCCATCTACCTGTTCGTCAACCTCTGGAAGAGCAGCTGCTGCTCGTGGATTAGCTGCAATCTGGTTCCAACGATTCTTCATAGAGAACAATGAATGCTCAACACCGAAGAGATAATCAGGGGTGTTAGCGAAGCCATTAACACTCAGAGTAACAGTGTTAATAGTCTGCACTGGCTGATCAGGTGCAGGGTTAGAACCCATTGCCTGAATGTCAGCACGCATACCCTGAATACCCTCAAGGATACCCTCAAGAGTTGCGTTGCCTTGCTGTGCAGGCTGCTGTTCACCATTATCATCAGCTGCTGCTGAAGACTCACCACCATTCAGAACCGACTGGATGGTGTTCAGCATTTTCTGAAATTCATCCGCCTGCTGAGCAGTCTGTTGGGCAGCTTGCTCGGAAGCAATGTCATCAGTAAGCGTACTCTGGTACTTTTTCTGATACTCTGCGACGAGTGAGTTAAACTCATCCTTTGTCAGGCTTTTGTCTTCGAATTTCTGCTTGAAGCCAAGAAGCTCAATGACACTCATTAGTTTTTCTTTCAAATTCATAAATAACTAAAAATTAAAGTAATACATCTATATATTGTAAATGGCAGTCTTAAGTTTCTTTGCCTCAGTATATTCACGACCCATCGTAGAAGTTTCTGCGATTGCTTCTACCATAGTCTTACAACCATCCGTTAGACCGAGTTCCACAGCCTGAGGAGTGTAGAAGGTTTCACCACGCAAGACAGGAGTATCATCGGGGAGGTCGACGAGTTTACTACGCTGTGAAATAACCTCATCTAAGAATTGTACATTCATAGGGTCGAGAATGTCTTTCACAAATTGCTCATCCTTACCTTTACGAAGATCATCGAAAACTTTGTTCTTCAGATCAGACTTGGTTGCTTTAGCTTCGACCTTCTTAATACCGAGCTTAGCAAAGTAAGGTTCAAAATCGTAGAAGCTGCACATTGTACCGATACAACCTACATAGTCATTCTGTGTCATAGCGTAGATGCGCTGACCGTGGCATCCGATATAATATCCAGCAGAACAACACATCTGTTCATAAAAGGTGAGGATAGGTTTTTCGCAGCTGCGTAGTGTTTCGCTCAGACGGTCGAGGTACCACGCTTCACCACCTGGTGAGTTGATGTGAAGGAAGTGACAAGAGATTTGCGGATTAGCTTCTGCTGCAAGTAGATCTGATTGCAGTTGCTTACTTGAGAAGTAGTAATATGAATCAGACATCACGGTACCGAATACACGATGATAAGCAATACTGTTATCAGGTAGTTGCTCATCACTGAACTCATCTGTAAGTGTAATAGGAGCGGTGTTTTCTTGATTCGTTACCTTCTGAATATCCAAGAGAGCAAGATGTGACTCAAGTTGATACCAACTATGGGTATTAAGGTAAGCGAGCATTTCATCTTTCGTCATGCTGAGTGCAGACTTTATCTCAGGTTTATCAGGTGTTTTACCATTGAGCGGGAAGGCCGTTAACATGGCCTGTCGAAATCCGTCAATGGTAATGAATAGAGGCTTCCCTGAGACAAGTAGAGACTGTAATTCTTTCATCAAAACTATTTTTGATGCGAATTTACTATATAATAAGGTGTAGACAAAAGACCTACAGAAGGGGGTCTGTGAGCATTTTACACTTGATTACGAGGTTTGCGGAGTTCAAATTTGAAGATATCTGAACTCGAGCAGGAATATCTGATGTACCGATACGATGAGTTTTCCTATCAGATGTCTTGATTGTGACAATAGCACTTCTCTCTATTGCGAAGATCCTGCGAGTTTCTTCGTCGGGTAAGTCTATAACTATGGTTTTATCGCAGTTCCAATAATTACCAGCTTCATTGTCAGTAAGTTGGGGAATATACGTGAAGGTATCGGCAACGAAATCATACACTTTCTTCTGCCCTTCTCTGACCGGGTTTACAAGACTCACTTGTACGGTGTTTAAAAACTCTAACATATTATAAAACATTTGAGTGACAAAAATGATAGTTTGGTATGTATTAAAAAATATTAAATACATGCAGCTTTTTGATACTTACGAACCTTCTTGGGTCTAAGGCGGTTGCGGAAGCGGTAAAAATTCTTCAACAACGCATCTGATGATATAGACTTCAATTGATAGCTGCGAATGAAGTCATAGATAACATCGAGGTTTCTCTTCTGTCGACCGAACTCTTCATTCTCCAACAGAACACGATGGAGTTCGAAATTGAACATTCTTCGTATCTGCCCCTCTATCTCCTTAGCTGCTGCTGGAGATAGGTAATTGTAATAAGCAGGATCTTTCCAAGGGGTGGCGATAACGCCAGCCTTGCGCTGTGGTAAGTGAATACGGAGGTTGCCATTTACGACATCAGGTTGATTACTACGTTGCTTGGTCATATTCTCCCATACGCAGAAGTATAGATCTGTGGTGCTTGGAATCTTGACACCACCAGTAACTGTGTCTTTACAATATTTTGCAATTATGTATTCTGCAAGATACTGTTCTATTTGAATTGTTACTACTCTTTTCGCAGTCCTTTTTTTTTTCTCCATATCCTTTTTTAGTTTTTAGCCGTCCTACCGTCCTACATTCCTACAAAATTAGACTTAATTAACGCAAAGTTACAGATTATCAATGAGATAATAAAATTTTATCACTCAAAAGTTTTGTTATTTCACCCTTTTTTTATTGTCCTACAATCCTACAAAAGCACATATTTTGTAGGACGACGAACCCCAAACAGAGAAAAACACGAAAAATCCTATTTCCTACAACGTCCTACAATCCTACAAAGAAACAATAAAATCCTATTTCTTATAATAATAATATAACTATTTGATTTATAGGTATATATGTATA